GCCTCAAGGCGGAGGCGGGTGTCTCTGAACCGCGCCTCAATCTCCCGCGCGGCGGCTTCAGCGCGCGTGGAGCCGAAACGGGAGAGCGCGTCGAGTTGATTCTCGATGTCGTCTATTGTGTCCTGAAGCTCCTCGCTGGCGCGCGCCTCCTCGCGGGTCAGGGCGGTCTTCTTGTCGAGGGTTTCCTGGACGAGCCTGTCGCGCTCCCCTTCGAGCCGCACTACCTGCGCCACCAGCTTCTCGTCCTCGGCCGCGATGGCGAGCCGGCGCTCCTGCGGCGAGAGGTCTTTGTCGAGGTTCCTGACGGCGAGGTCGCGCCGCGCCTCGGCCGCCTTTATCTCCCCCTCGATGCGCTCGCGCTCGGCCGCCAGAAACTTGTCGGCGAGCGCGGCCTCAAGCCTGAAGGCTTCGCCGATGGAGAGGATGGAGTCTTCGAGCCCGTTCCTGACCGCCTCGACGCTCGCCTCTATGCTCTGCCTGATGAGGTCGGACTTGGCCTGAAGGCGCGCGAGCGCGGTGTCAATCCTCGCGTCTTCGAGCGCGCGCGTAAGCTCCCTGACCTGACTCTGCCGGCCGCCGCCGCCCTTCCCGCCGCCACCCCCGACCCGAGGCATCGCCCCGGCGGTTATCTGCCGGCCGGATTGCTTGTCGCGGAGGCGCTGCGTCTCGTTGTCGAGGTCTTGCTGGTTCGCCCCGCCCGCCCCCGGCGTGCCCGCCCGCGCGAGCGCGGCGAAACCGGGCTGCGAGGCAAGCAGGAGGTTGGCGGCGAGGATGGCGAGCTGGAGGTAGGGGGCCATCTGCCGGAACTGGTCGAGGATGGTGATGAGGATGGCGTTAATCAGCCCGAGGACGCCCTGGACGACCTGGAGCGAGCTGCCCCACGTCGCCGAGGAGGTGGCGAGCCGGGCGAAGACCCCGACGATTTGGAGGAGCGTGCGCAGCAGGAGCCCCAACTGATTCAGGAGCCCCGTTATCTGCGCGCGGTTCCGCTCGACGAACGCCGAGGCGCTGCGCAGCCCCGAGAGGACGTCCTGCGCTATCTCCCCGCCGATGCGGACCACCCTGACCAGCACGTCGTCGGCGAGGCTCGCCAGGCTCTTGAACTGCGCCTGTATCCCCGCGCCCTTGAAGTCGAACAACTGAGGCAGCAGGCGGGCGAACTCGCTCTTGAGGGCGCCGAAGGCGCGCGAGGTGGCCTCCGTAGAGAAGACGTCCAAAGCCTCCTGCATGTTGGAGGCGAGCCCGTCCATCGTCTGCGCGGCCTCTACGCCGGCGACCGCGAACCCGTCGAGGCGCTTGTTCAACTCCTCGGCGAGCTTCCCCTGCGCCTTCCACGACTTCACCATCTCGTTAGAGATGCCGAGGACTTTGGCGAGGCGGGCGTCCTCGTTAATCGTGCCTTCGAGAATCGCGCGGACTTCCTGATTGACCTGCTCTAACGGCAGGCCGATGGCGGAGGCCGCCTGCACTATCCGCACGGTCGTCGCGCGGATTTGGTCGAGCGTCAGGCCGGCGGCGAGGCCGGGCGCGATGGCGGCCTGAAAAGCCGGGGCAATCTGCCCGAAGGTGGCCGTCGTGTTGATGGCGTCCACCTGGAGCTTCTTCAACTGTTCGCCGGAGAGCGCCATCGCCGCGCGGAACTTCTCCGCGCCCTCGACGGGCAGGCCGTCAACCTTCACGTCGGCGAGCGACGTGATGACCGCCGCAATCCCGAGCCGGACGCCTTCGAGTTGTCGCTGGATTTCGAGCCCGCGTTGCGCGATGGCGAGGAGCGCCGCCCCGCCCACGCCGGCCGAGACGGCGAGGGAGAGGAAGCCCGCGGAGGCCGCCGCCAGCACGCCTATGACGACGGCGAGCGCCGCGCCGATAGCCAGCGCCGCGGGGAGAGCCGCGCCGAGCGCCGCGCCCAGACCTCCCGCAGCGCTTCCTAAGCCCGAGAAGGCCGCGCCCGCCCGAGACGCCACCCCCGAGGCGGCCTCTGAGAGTGAAGAGAAGAGGGACGCGCCGGCCTCCTTCACCTTCCCGAAGGCTTGGGCCACGCCCCCGCCCACGTTGTCGAAGAAGTCCAGGAGCTTATCCAGCCCGGCGAAGGCTTGCGGGAGAGCGGCGAGCGTGCCGACGACCGCGTTGACGCCGACGAGGAAGCGCACGAAGCCCCCGCGGGACTTCCCCGCCTTCTCCGAGGCGGCCGCGAGGCGGTCAACGGCCAGCGAGAGGCGGTCGAGGTTTCCGGCGAGCGCGGCGGTCTGGCCCCCGCCCGCGTTTAACTCTTTGACGTGTCCGGCGAGCGCGCGCACATTCCCGAGCCCTTCGAGGAGGACTTTGATTTTGACGAGAATGTCCTGTTGGGTGCGCGCCATGTTGGGAGGGGTTGAAGCGGCGCGGGCGGCTCAGTCCGTGAGCGCCCGCGTCAGCTTCTCTACGTCTTCGTGCTTGCCCCACGCCCCGACCCTGACGAGGTGGACGAGGAGCGCGGCGTCATGATGGAGGCGGCGTGTCGCGGAGGAGGAAAAGAGGCGAATCTGGGCGAGCGTAAATTCCTGTACTTCTTCTAGGCGGTAGCCCGCCCCAACGAGTCGGTCGGCGGCGTCAGCCCAAGAGCCCCCGCGCCCTCGTCCACCACCTTTTCCACCGCCTCGATTGCGGGCGCGAGCGCCTCCTGAATCGTCGCCCGGTTCTGGTAAAAAAAATCCAGGTTCACCGCGAAGACCGCCGACGCGAGGCGCGCGCCGTCTGCGAGGTCGAGGTCGTCAACGTGCTCGGCCTTCATCTTCCCGGCGACGGCTATCTGGAGGACGTTGACGACCTCCTCGCCCCCGTCCAGAAACATCTTGAGCATGTCGAGCCGGCCGGCGGCCTCCTGCGCGTCCCCGGCCTCCGCAATCTCCTTGAGGGTCCGGGCCTCGATGAGCCCGGCGGCGCGCATCCGCTGGACGCACTTCAGGACCGCGGAGAACTGCCGAAGACGGAAGGGTGAGACCGTCACCTCGCGGGGCTTGCCGCCCACTTTGACCGTGACGGTCTCGCTAATCTGCCCGAGAGCCTGCGCCAGCTCGGCGGCGGCATCGGGTGAAACTGCGGTGGCCATTACTCCGCCCCCTCCTCGCTCTCGAACCACGTCCCGACCTCGCGCGCGTCCGAGCGGCGGACGCGCTTCACGTCGTCCTCGACGCCGCGCGGCGGGTCAACGAGGCGGAGGCGCAGCAGGCCGTCCTCGTCCTCGTATTCGTGCGTGACCTCGGCGTCAACGATGTCGGGAGCCTCGCCCGCGCTGTACGGGCGGTTGACCACGTACTTGACGACGCGGGCGGCCGGCTCTTCGGCCTCTTCTGTGGCGGCGGCGCCCGCCGCCCTCTTAGTCGCTTTCTTCGTCATGAGTCACCTCGTTAGGCGTTGGCGTCCACGTAAATCCAGCGCCCGAAGCCGCCGAAATTGGCGTCCGCCGCGCGCGTGTTGTCGCGCAGGATGCGCGCCGAGATGTCGAAGCTCCCCTGCTCTTCGTTGATGAGGGCGATGAGTTCGGCGGCGTTGAAGACCGTGCGGTAAATCTCGTATCCGATGGCCTGGTCAGGAGCGCCTTCGGTATTCGTGAGGGCCAGGTACACCCAATACTCATCATCGTCATTCGCCTCGAACTGCGTCACGATGTCGGTCTGCGCGTAGCTGTACTCGGCCTTGAAGGGCTGCACGAACGCGCCGAGGCTCAGAATCTCGATGAAGCCGTGCTTGGCGTCGCGCACGACGTAGTGCGTGCCGGGCGTGAGCGTGGCCGGCGGTCCGGCCGAGTCTTTGACGACGACGGAGGAGGCGTTCGGGCGGGAGAGCTTGACGTAGCTTCCGACGACGAGCCCCGAGGGGAAGGTGTCGGGGCTGCCCGACGTGAAGCTGCCGGAGGCCAGCGAAACCTTCTTGCCCGAGAGCAGGAGGGCGACGTTATCCTTGCGAATGTCTTCGAGCGTGACGTCGAGCGTGCCGCCCTTCGTCGTGGTCTGCACCTTGTCTATGAGGCGCGAGCCTGACTGAGACTCCTTATGCTCGCGCCGCTCCATCGTGGGCTTGACCTCGATTCTCGGCGCGTTGCCCACGAGCCAGTAGGCGCCGGGGATGCCCGCGGAGCTGCGCTTGGCGACAAGCATCTGCCCCTGCCCCGAGAAATAGTTAGGATTCAGGTTGTCCAAAATCATCTCGTCACCTCACCTGTTCACGCCTCCCACGGGCGGCGGCTGTACTCGACCTTGAACCTGAGTCGGGCGGCTCCCACCTGCTGCCCCAGCTCGTCCACGTTGATGTCGTCCTCGACGGGCAGCGTGCGCCGCGCCAGGCCGCCCCACGTCTGGTCAACCCCCACGGCCTTAATCATGTCTTCGAGCGCCCTGCGCGCGACGGTCGCGGTGGCGTCCGCTTCCCTGACCTCGGCGATGACGACGATTTCGAGTTCCCGGTCGAACGTCCCCGAGTTCTTGTTCTCGACGTTCGTGGTCTCCACCTCGTCGCGGACGTCGTGGCCGGGCAGCTCGTCCGCCTCCGGGTCCGCGCCCTTCGGGCCGGGGTTCCATTCCGTCTGCTTCAGGCCGATGTCGGTCTGGTAGCCGTTCGCCACGCTGATGAGCGCGAACCGCGCCTTGACCGCATCGACTATCCGCTGGCGCTTCCCCATTCACTGTTTCCTCATCCACGCCGTCGAGAGCCCCGTGCCGTCATTCTCGCGCCTGACGACGCGGTAGGTGTCGCCGCCGACCTCCACGAGATAATTCTTGACGACGCCCTCAAGCTCCGCGGTCGGGCATTGGATACTCGGCTGGAGGTGCGTGACCTCGCCCGCCCCGACCTGCACCTCGCCGACCGGCAGCGAGAGGATGACCTTGGCCGTCCTGACGAAGACGCCGGCCGGCGTCCTGATGGTCGCCCCGACGGCGTGCTCGTCGAGGTTGAAGAACGGTTTCAGGTCTTCGCCGAGCATCTACTTCCTTTTCCTGTCGTCGGGGAGGTTGCCGGCGGCGCGCGCGGCCTCCTCGACCTCCTTCAGCTCGTCGTCGTCGCCGGCCGCCTCGGCGCGCCCCGACGAGATGTAAGCCTGCGCGCGGTTGAAGGGGACGGTCGCCACCTTCTTCGGGTAGTCGGGGCCGTAGTCCACGCCGTCGTCGCAGGTGTTGCGCAGGAACCTGACCTTGACCAGCCTCCGCTTCGGGTCGTTCTTGTCTTTCGTTTCGAGTGGCATCTCGGTCTCTCCTCGTTCCGCGCCCGCGGCGCGGCGTATCTCGTCAACCCTCGTTTCCAGAAACCCCATGCGGCGAGGTCTTAGCTCGTGGTCAGGCCCGTGCCCTTGCTGAACGCCTCGGGGTAGCGGAGCGCCACGTCCGCCATCAGGAAGAGCACCAGGCGGATGAGCCCGCGGCCGGCGAGGGTGTAGGGGTCGGTCAGAATCTCCATCGCGCCCCACTCGCCGACGATGACCTGCGGCCACACGCCGAAGACGATGCCGTGCTCGTTCGCGCCGCCGCCCATGTTGCTGCGCACCTGCGTCGAAGCCTCGGCGCGGTAGCCGTTCATCTCGTTGCCTTCCCAGACGGCCATGCCGTTCGTGCCGGTGAACTTCTGGGTGGTCTTGGCGGCCCCGCGCACGCCCGGCGTCGTCAGGTAGGCCATCTCCCCGATGTCGGCGTCGTCCATCGCCACCTCGGTCTCCATCTGGACGACCTTCGGGTAGGTGATGGCGCCGCCGAAGGGGACGGCGTTGACGCCCGACGCGATGTAGATGCCGGTCGGCTCGTCGCCGCCCGCGCCGTGGACGACGGCGCGGTCGAGGCCGAGGGCGGCCGTCCTGCGCAGGTCGTTGGTGACGAGCTGGTCAACGACGCCGGCCGACTGGCGGAGGAGCTGGCGCGAGTAGCCCTGCTGCGCCATCGCCGTGTTGGGCGAGAGCACCACCTGGTCGAGGCTGATGTTGGACTCGGTGACGTCCGAGCCGGGGTTCTCGCCGAGCCAGTAGAGCGTCCCCGCGCCGGTCTGCTTCGGGAACGCCACGGCCCCCGTGAGCCCAGGCAGCAGGGTCGCGCCGAGTTGGAAGACCTTCGCGCGGGCGCGCAGCATGTCTATGAAAGAGCCCGGCTCGGTGAAGAGAATGTCCGCGCCCGTCGAAGCGCCGCCGGTGGTCAGCGGCGTGCGCTGGAACTGCGCGGCGGGGCCGAGCGCGACGCCGGTCGGCACGAAGATGGCGCGGTCGTTCCGCGGCTTCTTGCCTATCCTCTTGCTGATCTCGTCCGAGACCTCGCGCTCGAAGGACTGTTCCCCGTCGAGCGCGGAAAGGATGGCGCGCGCCATCGAATATTTCCGCTTCTCCTCGGGCGAGAGGTCAACGGGGTTCTGCCCCGCCTGGACGACGGGCTGGTTCTTGTTCAGCGCCGCGCGCGCGGCCTCCTTGAACTCCGCCAGCGTCTTCTCGTTGGCGATGAACTGGCGTGCCAGCTCCGTCTGGCCGAGCATCTCGCCCAACGCTAAAATCTCCGCTCTCTCTTCCATGACGTTCTCCTTCGGGGTACTGCTCGCGGCGCGCTCTGCGGCGGTCGCCGGTTGTACGGGGGCTTGCCTCCCCTCTGCCTCTGCGGCGGCCGCGCACTCGGGGCAGCCTTCCACGTCGCAACTCTCGGGGTCGTGCGCCCGCCCCTCTTCCTCGCCCGCCATCGAGCGCCCGATGCCGGCGGCGATGTCCGCCGCCGCCGAGACGACGGAGCCCTCAATCGGCTCCCACAGGACGGCGCGGTAAACGGGGTAGCCCTCAATCTCGCCTTCGGCCTTCGGCGCGAACTTGTGGACGACGAAGACGCTGCTGGTCGGCGTGAAGTCGCCCGCCGCGAGGTCTTCCCTCACCTCCTCGTAAATCTCATTCGCGTAAGGGCGGGTCGAGAAGCGGGCGCGCACGCGCAAGACCTGCCCGTCGGTCTCGGGGTCGCGCAGGCGGCCGAGGCGGCGGTCGGGGTCGTGGTTTTCGAGGAAGGGCGCGGAGGTCTTCAGGCGGTCGAGCCTGATGCACTCGGGCGAGTGGTCGAGCTTGATGTAGGCGAAGCCGTGAAAGATGGGCCGGTCGGTCGTCAGCACGAGCCGGACGGTGCGGCTCTCCTCGTCGAGCGTGTCGGCGATGGAGACCGCCCGGCTCTCGCCGCCCTCAAGCGGGAAAGAGTGCCTGAGCGGCTGGCCGATGAGCCGTTTGATGTCCTCTGAGGTGCGTGCCATAGCTTCGTCAGGGGTGAGCCCCCGAGCGGCACTATGGCACGCGTGGAAGGGATTATTTTGTGCGCGGTTTTCACCCGCGCTCGTCGTCGGTCGCGGCGGCGATGGAGGCGAGCGCCTGAAGGTCGCTGCTCTTCGTCAACACGCCGTTCGCCTGGATGAAGTCCTGCTCCTCCTTGAGCCTGCGCACGACCTCCTCGAAGTCGCCGCCCTGCTCCGCGATGAAGCCCGAGCGCGTGGCGAGCCCGTTGTTGATGGCCTCGACGGCGGCCGCGATGTCCTTGAGCGGGTCCACCCACGGCCAGCCCCGCGGCTGAAAGTCCGGGCTCTTCAGGCGTTCGAAGTCCGAAGGGAGCACGTTGAGCGCGCCCGTCAGGATGCCGCGCTGAAGGAACCGGCGGTAGACGGGGCGGCAGAAGTGGTTGACGAGAAAGTTTTGAAGCGTGCGGTAGTTGTCGCGGTCGTCGAGGAGCCCGACGCGCGCCGAGGAGTAGTTCACGGCCGTCAGGTCGTTCGCCAGCGCGAAGTAAGACGTGTCGAGGCCGGCGGCCGCGCCGCGCAGCACCGCGGAGGTGAACGGGTCGAAATCGTTGTTGGGGTGCGCCGCGTCAACGGTCTTCACCTCGTAGCCCGGCGGCAGCTCCCGCAGGATGCCGGCCGCGTACTCGGCCTCAATCGGCGCCCGCTCCGCTTCCTCGTCGGGGACGCCCGCGTTCTCGTCGTTGGCCGGCGGGATGACGAAGCCCATGCTGCACGCCGAGATGTGGGCGCTGATGAGCGCCGCCTCCTCGAACTGCCCGAGCTTGCGCAGGTTCCACATGGCGGCGTGCGCCCACGGGACGCCCCTGACTTGACCGTCGTCCTCGAAGGGCAGGAAGCAGTGGACGACCTCGGAGGCCGGCACTCGCACCCGCTCCATGCTCTCGGCCGAGTAGGGCGCGACCTCGTAGCGCGGCGTGGTGAAGTAGTAGGCGACGGGGCGGTCGTAGCGGTCCACCTCGACGGACATCACGACGCGGTTTCCATTCTTCAGGACTTCGTTATAGGTCTCGTCCAGATACCCGACGTCGTAGAACTTGAGGGCGAAGCCGAAGGGGTTGTCCGCCTCGATGAAGCGACAGAGAAATTCGCCGTCGCGCGCCAGCGTGCTTACCGCCATCCCCTGGGCGTCCACCCACGAATATTTGCCCGACGCCGAGCAGGTCTCGGGCAAGGCCCACTCCCCGAACTTCTCCTCGACCTCGTTGTTAAGCAGTTCGTCCAGCTCGCCGGCCCGCTTCGCGCGGACCTGGAGGCGGATGCCGCCCGGGCCGACGACGTTCCGCCGCACGATGCCGAGGAAGCGCTTCATGTGCGGGTTATTCCTCGCCATGTCCCGGCTGCGCGCGCGCAGGCTCCGCAGGTGGCGGTAAATCTCGGCCTGGTAGGTCGTGGGCGCCACCGACCAGTCGGCCGAGAGGCGGTCAACGGAGGCCGCGGCGTACTGCCGGCCCGCCCCGTAGGCGCGCGCCATCCGGCGGACGCGCGCCATCTCCTGCGAATGCTCGGCGACCCGTCGCTCGAGCTGCGCCGCGGCGGCGGTGCGCCGGCGCTCCGCCACGACGGCCGACATCGGCGGGAGGTCAAGTTTTAAGGGGTTCAGGCCCATGGCTCACCTCTGGTAAATGTTCTTGAAGTAGGGCGCGCCCTGCCTGCGCGCCGCGGCCCGCCTCTCGGCGTTCACCCTCTGCGCGAGCCTCGTCTCGAGGGCGAGCAGTTCCGACTTCTCGAAGTAGCTTATGCGGCGGTTCGTGCCGACTCCGCCGATTTCGTAAGACTGCACGCCCGCCGAGGTCGCGGGCACGAGCGCGGCGCGCACGGCGTCGAGGTCTTTCTCGGCCTGAGTGCGGCCGTCGAAGGCGGCGTCCGCCGCCAGCGCCTTGAGGCTCGGCCTGACGGTCATCATGCCGCCGTCCGCGCGCCGCTCTTCGTCGCCCTTCGAGACCCACGCCTCCCAATCTATCCGCCCCGCCGAGACGTTCGCCGGCACGTCCGCGGACACCTTCCAGGAGGCGCCGTCCGCGGTCGCCGTCGCGTCGAAGCCCGTGCCCGAGGCGTTGCGGAAGTAGTAGACGAGCGCCCACCCGTCGGCCGGGCTGTAGTCGGCGAGCGCCTTTGACCACCGGGCGGTCTCGCCGGGCGTGATCTCAGTCGGCTCGTAGTTGTTCATTTAGAACCGCCTCCCGAACGGGCCGCGCGCGAAGGGCGGGACGAACCCGCGCCCCCCGCTGCGGATGATGGACTTCCTCTTCTGGCCTTCGGCCGGCGGCTGCGGCAGGGGCTTCCCTTCGAGCCGGCGCGCGGCGAGCCTTTCGAGGTCGAGGTTAAGGATGGCGAGCGCCGCCATGTTATAGACCCTGAGGTCGAGCGCCTCGTTGCGCCAGTGGGGTTTTATCTTCTCCCAGACCCGCGCCGTCCCGCGCTTCGTGCGCTTGACGACGGCGTGCTCGGCGCGCAACTGCTTGAAGTAGTCCGCGCCGTAATAGACTCGGCCGTCGCGCTCGAACTCCTGCGGGAAGTGGCAGTATCCCGGCCCGGGCTCCGTCACCTTGAGGCGGTTGGCGAAGGTGTCCTTGGCCGTCTCGGTGCCGACGGTGTAGAGGCGGACGAGGCCGCCGGCCTTCTTCAGCATCGAGGGCTGCGAGACGAGCGGCTTGCCGGGCACGTTCGCGCCCTTCACGGCGTGCCACTTGCGCCCGGCGTTGGCGCGGCAGAAGCGGTACACGTCCTCCGAATGGTGGCCGCCCGAGTCAACGCAGGCGGCCAGCACCCGCAGCCCGGTCACGGCGCTCGCGCCCTTCTCGTCGTCCTCTTGCTCGACGCCCTCGAAGGCGGTCTCGTATTCGAAGGTCCGCGTGAGCGCCACCTTAAGCGCCTCCCAGACTTCCCTTTGTGAAGGGTCGCCGGGGATGACGCCGTAGTCGAGAGACCAGCTCTCGTAGTCCAGACCCCAGCCGATGATCTCGTACTCAAGGCGGTTGTGCTGCACGTCCGCGGCGGCGGTGATGACGAGCACGCCGTCGGGCAGCAGGACGTTATAAGGCTCGCGCCGCTCTTCGAGGTCTGTAACCTGGATGCCGCCCTGAAACTCCTCCCACCCCTTCGCCAGAGACGTGTTGACGAAGACCTTCAACTGCTCGGGGTCTTTCTTCGCCCTCAAAAAATTGGCGACAACCTCGCCCCAGGTGACGAAGGGGGAATACGCCTCCCAAATCCAGAAGCCGGCGCGACCGGCGAAGGGCTTCTCCGCGCGCCACTCGCCGCGGGCCAGCATCTCCGCCTTCGAGTCGTGCTCGATGACGCACCCGCTGACGCAGACGTAGTAAGCGTTCTCCACGTCGTCGCCGTCCCAACGGATGCAGTATTCGCCCTGCTCGTCCTCTTCGCCTCGGGCGTCGCGCCGCCAGTACAGGACCTGAAACTCTCCGCAGTGGGGGCATGGGACCCAGTACTTGCGCTTGTCCGACTGCTCGTACTCCCACTCGATAGGCGAGTATTTCCGCGCGTCCGGCGGCGCGCCGGGCTCGGGCTCCAGGCGGTCGCGCGGGCTCGACACCTTGACGACCTTCCGCCGCTCCTTGAAGGTGACGGTGCGCTTCTCGGCCAGCGCCGCCGGGTCGCCCTCCTTCGTCCGCTTGTAGGCGTCGCGCTCGTCGAGGAAGACGACGCGCGAGGAGCGCGAGGACAGCGTCTCGGCGCTCGTCGCGTAGCCGACGGCGAGGAAGCCGCCGGGGAAGGACTTGCCCTCGACGGTGTTGCCCGAGTCGCGCGCGCGCGAGTCCCTGACGAGAGACCGGAGCGCCAGCGTCGAGCGGATCATCGGCGCCAGCTTCTCCTTGGACCAGGCTTCCGCCTTCTTGTCCGTCTCCGCGACGTAGAGGATGGCGGTCGGGTCGTGGTGCATGTAGTAGCCGACCCCGTTGTTGCAAAGCTCGGTCTTGCCTATCTGGACGGACGCCACGAAGACGATCTCGTAGACGCCCGGGAGCCCGATGCAGTCCATCGGCTCGACGAGGTAGGGCGTGACCTCGTTGCGCCAGCGGCCGGGCATCGAGGACAGCTCGGAGACATGCCTGTGGCGCGCCGCCCACTGCGAGACGGTGACGCCGGTGTCGGGCACGGCCGCGAGCACGGCCTCAGAGATGGTCCTCGTCTTCATCGCGTAAGTAATTCTCGTGCTCGGCGCGCAGCTCGCCGAAAAACCTGTCGGCGTCCTGCTTGAGCGCCGCCGCCACCTGGGCGGCCGACTTCCCCCGCAGTTGCGGCGCGAGGGCGGCCGGGCCGGTCACGGCGAAGTGCCTGTAGATTTTGCCGAGCACCTCCTGCAAGTCGGCGCGGGCGTCCTGAAGCGAGACCACTTCGCCGCGCTCCCTGTCGAGCTTCAGTTTGGCGCGCTCGGCCTCGGCCGCCGTCTTCGCCGTCTGCGCCTTCCGCAGACTGGGCTCGCCGTCCTCGCGCAGCGCCGAGAGGGCTTCGTCGAGGTCGTACAGCTTCTCTTTGGCCTTCTCCCGCCGCGGCCGCACCCCTTTACCGCTCAACTTCTCCCTGACCGTCGCGCGATTCATCTGCGCGCGGCGCGCGAGTTCCGACAGGCTGACCTCCTCGCCCTTCTTGCCGTCCTTAGCCATACGCGTTCACCCTCGCTTCGCAGTCCTCAAAGCCTTGGCGAGCGTCTCCGCCAGGTTGTCGCCGAATTTCCGGCCGAACGTCCGCACGGTCGGCTCAATAATCGTCGAGCGCTTCCGAATTCGCGCGCGCCGCTCCAGCCCGTAGAAGGCGACGAGCCGCCGGTCGCGGCGGTGGAACAGGACGGGACCGCGGCGCGTCTCGAGCACCACGCCCCGGCCGCCGAGGGCGCGCGGTTTGAGGTCGCCCCTGACCTTCGAGGCGTGACTCGGCCTCGGCCTGCCCCGGCCGACCAGGGGGACGGCGAGGAGCCCGCCCCCTCGGGCCACCTTGTCCTCGCCCGTCTCGTGCGGGATGAGCCAGTCGGCGGCCGTCCTGACCGCGGCCTCAAGCCGCTCCTTCGTCGCGGGCGTGACACGCACGCCGAACCTGTTGCCCGGCAGATACCACGCCCCGCGCGTGGTGAAGGCGCCCCGGATGGCCTCGACGGCGGCGGCCTGCGAGTCCTTCGCCGTGCCCGTCAGAGCGCGCGCCGCGGCGTAGGTTATCTGCCTGTCCAGTGAAAGCAGGCCGGCCACGTCGCCTGAGACTTCAACGCTCGCCATAATTCACCGCCTGTCCAGCTCCGCCTTAATGGTGCGGAACTGTTCGGCGACCTGCTCAAAGGCGCTCGCCGTGTGGGACTGTAAGCCCATAAACATCTTCACCTGCTCCGTCATCAACTGTGACACCTGCGCGTGATGCCGCGCCGAGCTTTCCGACAGCTCCCTGAGAGCGATTACGATGCCGGCGTGCTGCTCGGTGCTGTCACGCGCGAGCTGCGACAGGTCGGTGCGGGCCTGAAGCTCCGTGACTTGCCGATTTAACTCCTTGTTCTCTTCCGTCAGGCGCTCCGCCCGCGCGCGCACGATTTTTAGCTCGGCTTCGTAGGCGTTAGCCGCCCCCCTCCAAGTGCCGGCCTCGCGCGATTTATAAAGCTGATAGGCGTTGAGGCTACCGAGGATGACGGTCAGCAGGACGAGGAAGCCCGCCCACGGCTGGGTAAGACCCGCATCTTGAAACAGTATGAAGATGGACATAAGGTGAGACGCCCCGTTTTCCTTCAATACCAACGGGGCAAAGGGTAAGGCAGGAAGGGGCGTTTATTTTGCGGGCGGTTTTCAGAGCAGGTGGTCGTCGCGCGAACGGTCGAGAATGTAGGTGAAGACCTCGCCGCGGGGGGTGTCTGTCGGGTGGTATTCGGTGACGGGCCGCCCCGGCTCGCCCGCCTCGTCCTCTAAACGGTAACGGTCGCGGGTTTCTAAGATGCCGTCATGGATGAGCTTTTCGAGCCCGCGGTCCACCGCCCAGCGGGAGAGGCGCGTCTCCTCGACCACCTCCTCGGCGCTGCGGCAGCCCTGGACCATGACGGCGTGGCGGACGGCCGCCACCTGCTCGACGAACTTCGCGCCCGAGGTGCCGACCTGCCGCACCTCTTCGAGCGCGCGGGTGAGGATGGCTTCGAGGGACGGCAAGGGGTAAGCCTCGCGCAAGACCCATAACTCCTTCTCCAGCGCCCGCGCCTGCCGTCCTTCCCTGCTGCGCGTCCCGCGCGTCTCCCGGTGGCACACTTTACAGAGGGGGAAGCGCCCGTCCTTGCTCTTCCTGCGCACGTTGAACGCGGACAGGGGCAGTCTCCGCCCGCACGGGCCGCTGCACTTCTTGAGCACGGCGGGTGAGGTAGAGTTCGGGGTGCGCGGATTTTGGCCCCGAACCGGCGATAAAGTCGCGCGCTTGTTTGGCTTAGGGGTGCGCGGGGAAGTCATGAGGGTCACTAACTCGCCTCCTGCGTCTGCTCTTTGGCCTTCGCCGCCTCGCGCGCCGCCCAGTGCGAGGCGATGTTCGCCCACAAACTCATCAAGGCCACCCAGCAGACCGAATCCCGCCACCAGAGGAGCGTCGGGACGGCGAGCAGCGCCCACACGACCGTCAGGGCGGCGTGCAAGGTGCTCCCCTTCGGCCTCTTGATGATGATTTTCATAAAAGTTCTGACCCGAGAGGCTGGTTGAGCCTCGCGCGTCACCCTCAGTTCCCCCGCTCAGGAAGTACCTTGCGGACGTGACGGGCGCGGCGCGCCTATCCCGCCCCGGCGCTCCGGCTTCCTTCTGCTGGTCTTCACCGGGCGCGGGGTACGCCCGCGCTTGAGGCTCTCGACCTGCTCCTCTGCCAGCCTGATCGGGTCCGCGGGAGCCGGCGGCATGACGAGCATCCGCGTCCCCGGCTGCGCGGCCGGCTCGGGTGTTCCCTTCTCTCTCATGCCGTCGCTCACTCCCCTTCTCTCCTCGGCGCGGGCCGGCGCCTGCCGCCCGTGCTCCGCCTTCAACTGTTCGTATTTCGAGACCGTCACCTGCAACCCGGCCGAGACCTCTTTCGCGTACCGCCTGGGCTGGTCGGCCCTGACGCGGGATAGGGTCTCCAGCCACTCGTTGCGGACGAAGCCCGAAGGGTCAACAGTCAGCTTACGCGAGGTGTCAGGCTTCGCCCGTCCGGGCGCCGTCTTGAGCTTCACGGGGCGGCGAGGGGCTGTCATGGCCTGTCCGCCTTCCCGCGCTTCCGGTCGTGCTCGAAGATGAGTTTGGCCCCGCTCCCGCCCGGCTCGACGCGGTAGGCCGCCAGGCGTGGGAAGATGCCCCAGGGCGCCGCGTGCGCGGCTCGTAAAGCGACGATGTCTTTAGTGAAGGCGTGGAAGTTCGCGGCCGGCGTGGCGGCGGGCTGTGGTGTCTGTCTCAAGTTTCCCCTTTCGGCGGACGCGCCGGCGGAAAAAGAGACGGCCGCCCCTCGCGCCGAAGATGCGCGAATTGGGCGGCCGATACACCTTACTTGTCCCGCCGGACACTTCCCTCAACTGCTCCCGGAATGGAACAGGTCGGCGGGGTTGTTCGAGGCAAAACTTATGCTAAGATTGCCGCCCCGCTGCCTGTCAGCGGATAAGGCAGGCGGTCGCGTTCAGACTCTGTGGAAGGGGTTGGCGCGCCGCCTGTTTTCACGTTCAAAACATGGCGGGAGTATAGCATAAACCTCTTTGTTTGTGAGCTTTAAGTTAAGAATTTATTGGGGTTTAGGTGAGATTTTTAAGAGGATTTTATTGACGCCCCGCGAGCAGCTTCCCACCTGCGCCGACCCTGCTTGAGCATAATCTCGATGGTCTCCTCCGAGAGCGGGATTGCCAGGGCCTCGTCTATCTCGGTCGTGTAGTATTTGAACGAGTTGACCTTCTTGAACCGGGCGTTAAATTGAGTCTGGATTATCCCGATCTCGACCAGGCGAATGTCCTTCCCGTTATACCGCTGACCCTCGTAGTCGTCGGCCGGTTTCCACCGGTTTTCAGGGTTGTACTGCAGGTAGACGTTGATGATACTAGGCTCCGTTCTAAATAGTATCATCGTATCTCTATCATCAAGGGGCGCCAATGCGTCCACATCTTCGCCTTTGTGGGCGTCCACACTGCTCATTAAGTGGGCGGCCGCGAGCTGGTAAAACTCCTGAAGCTCAAGATTCTTCTTCGCACGAAACAGTCTGATTTGCTCGTCCAACTCGGCCGGAATGCGGAAGTGCTGCCGGACCAAATCCGTCCTGTGCCTGTCGGATTTGTGGGCGGCCACACCCTTCTTACTCGTGCGTCCACGTCTTCGTGATGTGGGCGCTTTGGCGTCCACAGGGGGTAAGTTGGTGGACGCATTGGCGCCCACGTTTCGGGTGCGGGCGTCCATTTCAGGTTGAAGTGGGCGTCCTATTTCAACCGAGGTGGGCGTCCGCATCTCTGCCGTGTGGGTGTCCACTGAATCGGTGAATTGGGCGTCCACATTTATTTGGGTGGGCGTCCGCGCCGCGGCAATGTGGGCGTCCACAGGTTCGAGATGCTGGGCGTCCGCCTCCGGCTCCGGTGGTTTTCCGGGCCTACTGCGAAGCGCCTGCGCGAAGTTCAGCGGCTTCCGGTTCTCCATTGCGCTCCGTAGAAAGTATGTTCTCGACCGCCAGCTTGATGATGTCGTCGGTAATCGGCCTCGTCTGGTTCACGGCCGCGAGGAGAAGGGAAGCGTTGGCTATCTTCATGATCTCGCGCGGGACGCCCCGTGAGGCCACGTAGAGGGCTTTCAGCGCGTCGTCGGCCATGATGTCTAGCTTACCCCCGGCCAGGCGTATCCGGTGCTCCAGGGCGGCCACCATGTCCTCGTAGGTGAAGGTGTCGAGGTAGTTCGTCAGGATGATGCGCGAGACGAGCGCGGGCTTCGTCGCCAGCTTGGTCTCTATCTCGGGCTGGCCTGCGATGATGATCTGGATGGTCTTCGCCTCGTTGCTCTCGAAGTTGAGCAATTCCCGCAGAAAATCGAACTGCGCGCCCTTCAGGTTCTGCGCCTCATCAATAATCAGGATGATCGTCCCGCCCTCGCCGTAAATTTGGAAGGCGTAGTCACGTATCTCGTTTATTTGCGCCAGTAGGGAGCGACGTCCCTGGAGCCCCAGCTCGCTGGAGATGGCCTTGGCGAGCTGCATCTCGGAAGGGAAGCTGCCGTTCGGGAGCATCGCGATCTTGTACGTCTCGTCGTCGATGTAGCCGTTGAGTAGCTCCCGCAGCACGGAAGTCTTGCCGTAACCGATCTTCCCGACGATGAGTGAGAGCCCCTGCCGCTCCTCGATGACGAATTTGCACTTGAACAGGCAGGCGTTCGTCTGGTCGGTCAGGTAGAGGAACCGCGGGTTCGGGCTAGGCACGAATGGGTTCTCTTTAAGGCCAAAAACCTTATACGCCTTCATGACAGGGGGTTATAAGTGCAACAGGGAAGGGAAGTCAAGATAATTATGAGGGGGGTGGGTAGGAATTGAAGGTTAATTTCGCAGATTTAACGAAAACCATGTGCACAATCTGCTTGCGGCCCTGACGTCCACCTATCATTTCTCGCCATCAGACTTAGCACCTCTAACATCACTGACCTGACTGGGCCACCTTCGACTTCTGCCATCGGTACTGTTATTTCTGCGCCACTCGCACGTTATACCCGGCGTTACAGACGCGCCACCCTCTCATAACATTTTCTGGCCTTACCTTTTTTTGATCGCCCTAAGCTTCACCACAATTTCTACAATCAACCCCTCGACTCTACTCCGACCTCCCGCCAGACTTAGCACAACACTGCGCGTCAGAACATTCGAGCACATTACAACTAAAATAGCGGCGGTCTCTGACGCGGACTTTTCGCACGCTAACCCACCTATTTGCTTGAACTTACAGGGAATAAAAAATATCCCGAATCTCTGACGCGAAAAATTTCGGCTGTAAACGGTTCTACTAATGAGAGTTACAGGCGTCAGAGAGGTCAAAAAACGGCCTCCGCGTCAGAGACTCGCGTCAGAGGATTTTGGCGGCGTTTTAGGTGGGGTGTCCCTATTTTGGGCACACATTTTTGGTAGGGGAGGGGCAACCGGAACGGATGTGGACTTTGACTTGCCGCCTAGCCCGGGGCTTCACGCCGACCCGCCCGCTAGTTGCTCGACCAGTTTCCCGACCACATCAGTCAGCCTGTCAACTTTCGCTTCTGTCTTCTGCTGCGCCTCGGCCAGTGAAGTAATGGCCGTCGTCACGGTCTGGTTGAACCGGCCTTGGGACTCGGCCTGTATGTTAACGACGCCGGTTAGTGCGGTGACCTTCTCGGCCAAGTCGGCGATCTGCACCGCGAGGCTCGTGTTCACCTGCTCGATCCTGGCCTCAAGATTCGCCTGACTCTTCAGGAGAAAATCTATCGCCCGCTCCATCTCTTCACCGGTCATCGTTTGGAACCTTTCCTGGTTGTCACCCTTGGCGCTACTTGCCGAACCCCCGGAATACCCCTATCGCTCTTCAAAATCCTAATAAATTACCGTGTAAACTCTCTTGCCACGGGAAACAATTATCTCACGAAACGCCCTGCGTGAGAACGTGAGTACGCTCGGCCACCTCCGCAGGATCGGCCGCCTCGAAGAAGAGGTCCACAGCCTCCTGGAGGTTCGCCCTGGCTTCTTCGACCGTGTCGCCCTGGGAGGCGATGTCGAGCTCGGGGCAGAGGGAGACGTAGCCGCCCTCCTCGCGCCAGATCGTCGCCGTTAAAGTTCTGGTCATACCTTCCCGCCTTCCTGAGACTGAGCGGCCGCGTGCTGCGGTCGCCTTTAGTGCGGAGTGTAGCAGAGAGGTGGGCGGCCGGGGAGGGAAGAGTTCACCGTTGACACCCATCCCCGCCGGGCGTATCGTTCCTTCGTTCCCTTTCAGGCACGAAGCCCTCAACCTCATTCGTTTCATGTCCGCTTCACGAAGGAGACTCACCATGCGTTATAAACTGATTCTGGCGCTCGCCCTCGCATTCGTCGCCCTCGCGCCGCTGGCCGCCCCGGTCAAACCTGTCGAGGCCCGGACAGGCCCAATCGTCAGTATAGACTGTATAGGCTTGCCCTACGATCAACTGCGCTGTACGGCCGAGGTGTACGGGGGCACGGCCCCTTACACCTATGCGTGGGGGCCGTCGCCGATTACTGGGAGCGGGCAGTCACTGCGCGTCGGATGTTCCGGCATCAGCAGGACCATCTCCGTGACCGTCATGGACGCCAACGGCGAGACCGACACCTACTCCGACCTGTTCTACTGTCCCTAGGGGCCGCTTCGGCACATTCGGAGGGGGCGGTGCTTCAGAAGGTACCGCCCTTTTTTCGTTTGTAGCTTGGGAGGGGAGTGGTGACACTGGAAACCCGGGTCTGTGGTGTCACCGCTTCCGGCTTTGCCGGATACGGCCCGACCGTATCGGGATTAGCCGTGAGGCTGGAAATAAGCTTAACACCGTAACACCAGAGTCACTGGGCGTCAGATGTGACGGGGTATTCTTGATAGGTGTGCCGCCACGCGTCCCGCCCCGGTCCTGCCGCGGTATGCCGTCCGGCGGTATACCGTCCGGCGGTACACCTTGTACTGACTTGGTGAACGCTCGGTTGGAAAGAGAAGCGGCGAGCCTTGTTAGGACTCGCCGCTGTTATGCGTTGGCTATGAGCCGCCGCGTTTTCTTCCTCTGATTTCAAGGATGATATTGACGCTCAGTAGAATCATGTCTACTAAGAGTAGCCCAACCTTGAACGCCTCGAGTTTTTCCATGTTTTCTCCCATTGCCTTTCGGCTGTGAAAACATGGCCAGCAACACCGATCTTTTTTATATTAGACCTTCTCGCATATACCAGCAACTCCCTCAACTCTTAAACGTGGTCATCATCCGGTGCCTTCCTTTATCGGCACGCCGAGCGGGTAGCGGCTCGATATGCCCTCTGCAATCTTCCAAACTTCATCCGAGTCGAGCGGGGGCGACACCCTTTCGAGGTTCACTTCGGAGAGGCGCTGTAACAACTCCCCGCGGCTCCCCACTTCGCCCTTGCCCCACAGCGCGCACCCGACCTTAAAGAGCCTTTCGTTGCGCTCGCCCTCGACGATTATTAAGCCGCCCATCCCCGCGCGCTTCCGGTCACTGTGCGCCTGAAAGTCAACGACAACCTCGGGCCTCTCGCCGGACGCCGACTTGAGCAGAACGGTTACCATCCACCCCGGGGCTTCCTCGATATAGACGTTAGTTTCGACCTGATAGAGAGCGCCGCTTGAATGAACTGAGCCGGGCGCGACGATCTGGCCGCCCGCTCCTTTAATGTCGATGCCGGGGCCGAGCTTGCCTTTCAACTCGCCCTTTTCGGCTTTGATGGTGTAGGGGAGCCTGTAATAGCGGTGCCAGCCGCCCCCGCCGGTCTTCACGGTGAACGTCTCGGGAAAGGCGTCTTCGCCGTGGGCGTCTATCAAATCTGAATACGAGGCGTCGCCGTCGTTGCGCGGGTCTATGTCCACGCAGATGAGGTTGAGGGCGCCGCCCATCGCAACCCCCAGGTTGATGCGCGGGTCTTTCTTGAACCACCCCCGTATGGCCTGCTCGTCGGTCGTAGCCGAGTAGACGCCGTTCCGGGCGAGCTGGCTGTGCGGGTGCTTCCCGGCCGTCCGGCACTCTGACCCCGACGGGCAATCACAAATCCCGTCGCAGACTCCCCACAGCGGGAGGACCGAAATACCCGCCCGGGCATACTGGAGCGCGTTCCGCTGAATCTCGGGCAAATCCTCTGCGGGCGCTTCGCTAACTTCAACCGGTTCAACTACATAACCATCGGGTACCCTGACATTTTTGTCAGGGGTACCCCCCTCGTTTGAGGTAACACTTTCTTTACCACTGTGCGCTGTTCTCTTATCCTCGTCCTTCTCGTCATGCGGCCGCGCAGGCATCATGGCCGCCCGGAGCCGCTCGCGGGCGAGCTTCTGCTTAATGTGCTTGCCTATCTCGATAATCTTAGCGGCGTGCTTGGCGGCGGCCAGCTCCGGGTCAGCGCCGGAATCGAACTCCTTGACCAACGCCCGCTCGGCGGCGTTGATTATCTTCGTCCACATGCCCTTGACGACTGAATCGTTCATCAGGTCGCCCGCCTCCCACTTCTCGCACTCTTCGCACTGACCCGACCCCGAAGGGTGCCCGCAGAAGGTCTTAGGCACACACTCGTCGCACTCGCCCGACTCGACCGGGTGCCCGCACGGCGTGGGCTCGTCTACCTTCGCTTTGACCTCGGGCAGTTTAGCGAGCGCGGCGTCGAGCAGGTCGTCCGTCACGGCCGCCGCCGGGTTCTTCCAATAGTCGGGCTTCTGCCGCGCCATGAAGTAGACCCACTCGGCCGCGTCGAGCAGCGGCGTGCCCTCGTAGCTGGTAAAGAGCTGGGTCTGGTTGTCGGCGCGGCGGACGGTGACGTAGCGGTGCCCGACGGCTCTCTCCGCGTCCGCCAGACCCGTGAGGTGGCGCGCCATGAAGCGCGCGACGGCCTGGTCGTTCTCGCGGTCGCCGCGGTAACCGAAGTGCTCGATGACGAACTTGTGAGCCTTCATCACCGGCTTGTCGTGCGAGACCTCGCGGCCGTTCAGGAACCCGTGCAGGCTGTGGATGGTGGCGAAGACCGACGACTTGAAGAACTTCCGCGCCGTCTCCTCGTCGAGGCGTTGTATGTCACGGTGCAGGAGGCGGTCTACGATGCCGGCGAGCCGCTGGTAAGCCTGGCGGTCCCTCTTCGCGTCCTGCTTTGTGAAGGTCGTGGCGGGCTGAGCCATTACGCTGCACGTCTCCTTTCCCGCCGTCCGCGCACCTCTTCGAGGTGGCGCCCGCGCGCCTCAGCGTCCGGTAAGCTCTGGAGATGTAAACGCAGGTGCCGTCGGCAGGGGAGGCAGACGTGGAGGATTTGGAAGCCGCCTTCAACGAAGTCAATGCGGATGGCCTCTCCCAGGTAGACACAGGGAAGGCCGCAGTACCCGCAGACGGATCGAGTAAAGCGTGTGCCGAATGCCTCGACGTAATTTTGTGCGTTGTCCATGCGTGATACCGGGCCGGTCAAAAGCAAAAGGCGTCCGCCGTCGGGCCGTGACCCCCAACGACGAACGCCTTGCCATCTCACGCAGGTGGTGCGCGAGAAACCTAAACCTACGGCTCAGCCGACGCCCTCTGAGGAGGGCGCCATCACGGGGCGGCCTTCATGGCTATTGCGCCCCGGGTCGGTTCTCGCTACACTCGCAGCGGCCGGGGCTTTTCAAAAAGTTCTGGCGTCAAACCAGGGGCGGCGGCGTTTCTTCGCGGGATCGGTCGCCGCCCCTGGTGCGTAAAGTACACCTCAGAATTTCTACGTCAACACTCAAGTTACAATACCTAGTTACAATACCTTAATACCTTATCTCTATATCAAGTAGTAGTAGTAGTGCCTGTGGAAATGTGGAAATGCTTCCTAAGTGTTGTGAACAATAGGATTGTTTTCCACAACGGCCGTGAAAAATGCTGTGGAAAACTTTGTGTTTTCGTGGAAAGAAACTTGAAGAAAAAGTTTTCCACATTTCCACAGGCATCAGTAGTTTACGCGCCGCAAATATGTTGAAAATAGCTATGCTCTAATAGTGAGCTAAACATTTGCAAAGATTATCCATAAATGTCGCTCACGACCCTGTGGAAATTCTCTGTTGCGTGTTTGTTATGCGCGTGGCACCTATCAGTTGGGCCTATAAACGGTGCAAGCCTGTATAGGTTCAACGTCTATACAGGCCACGATACATCCTATAAAAATCCCGTCAAGATGGTAGAAATCAGGCCCTAATTCTACCCTGGTAGCATTACTCATTAATTTCTACCAGGGTAGAATTAGGGCCTGATTTCTACCCCTCATCTATAACCCCACGTGCCTCCCGTATTCGCTTTAAAAAATCATCCATCAACTCTTCCGGTGAGGTGAATCCCTTCATACGAAGCCAGCTGCGCACAGTGGACGGTGTGGTGTTCAATTCTTTTGCTAATTGACGGCGAGAAGGGGATGTACTCCCGATTCGGAGTAAGGCTTCTACTGCGTTTCTGTCATCAATGGCACGTGATGGGCCTGGCTTTGGTTCCTCCTTGGTTATAAAACCCTGTGACCTAAGCATAAGTTGAGTTAACTCACGAGCTATTTCTGAAATCTCTGCCTGTGGGCCATGAGATAATGGCCCAAGTAGAGCCTCCATGCGCCGATGAAGTGCTGCAATATCCAAAATCTCAAGAAAAAAAGGCAGAAGTTGCGTTGCAGTTATAGCCATACGGGCTAACTCTTTTGGTAATCGCTGACGGGTGAAGTTTTCAGGATCAAGGTGGGATACAGCCTCCTGCTCTTCTTCGTTAGAGCTACCGGGAAAATACTGCCTTAAGTCATATCTACATTTATCTTCCAAGTTGAATTGAAGTGTAATGCCGCTAAAAAGGTTACGTCTTTCCAACACCGGTTTCACAATTAAGAAGTTATTACCGTTGCGCTCAACCACCTGCGTCTCGGGCGTGTCTTTCCAATCCGATAGGAATATTGCTACTGCTTCACTAGCAAGCTTCTGGATTGTCTCTTCGTCCATACGTCTCCGATTCTTCGCCGAGTGTGAGGTTAGTGATATTAAGACTGCTAGCAACTATGCTGCTCTGCGTTCCATGCCTCGCGCTCGGCTCGATACAAATCCGGTTTCACGTCGAGCCTGCTTCCGTCCTTCAGGATGACGTAGCCGTGCCCGTCAAAGCTCACTTGCTCCCAGTCGAAGTCGTCGGGACTTTCGACGAGAATCCACCGCGCATACTCTCTAAACTCTAGTTCCACTGTAACTGTCCTCCTCGTAGTCCGTCCTGCTCGGGGACGTTAGTTAGGGAGATCGTCGTCCTTGTCTTTGCTGTAGACCTCCATGTACATGGTGCCCGACGCCGCGACCATCGCATCAACCCGCGACATCCCTTTCTCGCGCATGAACATTTCGGTCAGTTCTGCGTGGCGCGCGTCGCGGGCCTTCTGCTCGTCGGTCTTCCTAAACTCTATATCGGCTTCGGTGGAAGCATTCCAGCGACGTATCATCCGCCGCACAGCCATGAGTCGGATGCGGTACAGCTTTTCGAGGGCGTACAGGTCGCTCTCGCTTCCGCCCTCCGCGGCCTCTGAGACGCCGAGCCGAATCGCAAGCTCATACGCCTCGTCGGTAATGCGGGAGAGAAATTTGACTCTCTTCTCTTCGTCAGACTCGAACAATGGTCTTTTCCTATCGCAGCTCGCGCGCCGCCTTGCCTCTCACATCAGCCAATTTAATCTCCTCGCCGCTCACTTCTTCCCACCTTTCTTCACCCCTCTCGACGGTCTCCCCGTAGGGCGCTCACGCACACGTTTGAGGTCTGATTCTTTAATGAATAAGTCGCGCCCTACCTTCTGCGCCGGGAGGCGTCCGTCAAGGATGAACTGACGGACGCGGGAAGGGGAGACGCCGAGACGTTCTGCGGCTTCGGCGGTAGTCAGCAATGGCCTCATATTGGGAGGCCATTGTCTTACAGGTGCGGGAGTTTGTAAATATTCGTTCATGGCGGAGAAGTATAACGCGACTTAACTAAAAAGTCTAACGCTAGGGTTTGCAAACTCCTCACTTGTGCGTTATACTTTCCCCTAATCAATACCCCTGACGCCGAAGGGAAGGCGTCTGGGCATCCGTCAGAAGGGAAGTAAAACTTGCGAAAGCGAATCACGGGAGAGCCCGGGTATATGTGTATCCGGTAGCCTAAAAGGTTGAGGCGCGAGGGTGTCATCAGCACCCTCGCGCCTCGGTTGACCGTCGCACCCATCCGCGAAGAAAGGAGCTTGAGGTCTATGCCTCATGATACCACTCTTGCGCCTAACGACAAGGGCGCATCCGATAAAGTCACAACTCCGCCACTCTCAACACTTCAGTCTCAGCTCGCCAAACATCAGCTCTTCCACGAGCGCGTGAAGGCCGTCAACACGGCGCTCAGGAGGGCCAGGATTAGCCCCTCTGCCGAGGACGCCCACGCGCGGAGCAGGGAAGTCCTGACGGCCGTCCTCGAAGACGAGCGGCTGGTCGAGATGTACCTCCGGCAGCTCTGGCAGGTCGGCCGCGCGGGGCGCTACGTGGTGTTCCCCACGTCCGTCCTCGTCAAAAACGGCCAGACCATCCGGGCGCTGCTGGAGGGCTTAAACACCGAAACGCAGACGGGGCGGCCGGGTGCTCAATGCGCGGATGGCTGAAAGGTTTTGGCATCTAGGGGTCACATGGAAGAGAAGACCTGTACCAAGTGCGGCAAGGCGAAAAACCTTGAGGAGTTCCGACGAGACTCGACGCGGGCGAGCGGCCATAAACAGCCCTGCCTCGAATGTTGGCGGCAGCACGAGCGTGCTCGAAAACGCCAGCGTAGCTACAACAGGACGTATGAAGCCGGGAAACGCCAGCGGCTTAAGGCGAAAGTCTTGCAAGCCTACGGCGGGCAGTGCGTCTGCTGTGGCGAGGACACGCCAGAATTTCTCACCGTTGACCACATCAACAACGACGGCGCAGAGCATCGGCGGCAGTTGAACATGAGTTCAGGGGGAAGGTTTTACAGGTGGTTGAAGACTCAAGGTTTCCCCCGCGACTCTTTCCAACTCCTCTGCTTTAACTGCAACTGCGCTAAAGGCTATTTCGGAGAGTGCCCGCACCAAAGGACAGTCGTGCGGGCAGCATAAAGAAAGCGGGGCGGACAGGCGCGACTCTGGAAAAGTAAGGCACCCGCCGCCCCATGGCCACCAACGATTCTACCCACGACGGAGAAAGCCAATGACCACCAAAAGCGTACAGAAGCGCGGCGCTAGCCGCAAGGGCAAGCCGGCCGAGAAGGCGGCGGACGGGCGCACGCGCGAGGAGTTGATGTGCGTCTCGGCCGACGAGTTTGAGGTGCTGATTGATACCGTCAGGGGCGGGGGCGGCCTCCTGTACGAAGATGACGAAGCAATCGGCGCGTTCCTCCTCCTGATTCACTCCGTCGCCAACGCCGACGACGGCACGCGGTTCAACTACATCAACTCCGCCGAGCGCATGTTGGTGCCCTACACGAGCGCCTTTGAGAAGGCCGCCGCGAGCGTGCTGGAGGTTTCCTCCAGCACGCTCAAGAAGGGGGGGGGGCGAGTGATGCCAACAACTAAGAAGGGCAAGCCGGCGCGTCCGCTCGAAATCTACGACGCGAACGGCGCGCAGCGTAACCCGCTCACGTCGAGAGAGGTCGTGAGGGTCGTGAACGAAATTGGCGACCATCTTGTCGAGTACGAAGAGACATCGGCGCTGTTCCTGCTGCTGCTCTACGCGCTGGCGAACGCCGACGAGTCCGACCGCGCGGAAGCCTACTACTCGGCCTGCCGGCGTCTCGCCTACACGCCCGAGGGCAGCGAGGAGTTTTTCGAGGCGAGCCACGTTCGCGCGCTCGCCTCGTTTCGGAAAGGGGGTGAGTGATGCCGAAGTCACGCAAGGCCACCGAGCGCCCCACGAAGCACGACAGGCAGGGGGCTCGCCTCCTCGCCCTGTTTCTCGACAGCGGCGACGTTCCCGACTACATCACCGACGGCGCGGCGCGTGAGTTGTGGGCGGCCGAGGAGGCGACCGGAATTGAGGTCGTGAAGTTGACCGCAGACGGTATTGACGTGGCGGCGCTCGCCCGGTTGATAGCCGCCACGCGGCACGGCCTCAAGGTGCGGGAGAAGCGTCCCGAGACGGTCACGGCCGAACGCCTCGCCGTCCTGCTCGAAGCGCCCGAGACGCCGCCCGTCCTGCGCGAGCTGTTGCAGCACGTCGCCGTGACCGTGGATTGCTTCGCCGCCGAGCCGATACCGGGAACGCCTGACTACGCTTTCGGGTTTGGCGAGGGGCGCAGCGTCACGGCCGCCCGCATCCGCCGGAAGTTGCCCGCGATGCTCCGCAAGGTCGGTCACTGGCACATGAGGGACGACCAGCCGAAGGAGCTTTACGACCCGACGGCGGGAGGGGGTGAGCGATGAACGACACATTCGGCAGAGTCCGCCTCTCGGACGACAGCATGACGGGCGCGGGGATGAACCCCGGCGACATCGCCGTGATTGAACTACACGCGACGCCTGCGGAGGGCGAGTCCTGCGCGGCCTTCATGTCGTGGGGCGAGCTGGTCGTCAGGCGCTACCGCAGAACGAGGGCCGGCGACATACGCCTGACGCGCGACCCTCTCGGCGACTACGCGCCGGAATACTTCGCGCCCGGCGCGGTCGTCATCCTCGGCCGCGTGGTGCGGATAGAGAAAGGGGGTGAGCGATGAAGGGCGGCGCGGCAGTAGCCGCCGGCGTCGCCGAGCCCGACGCGGACGTGTGGGGCGAGCTGGGGCGCGAGGAGTGGGCGGCCTTCGTCGCCGAGATGGAACAGGAACAGAGAAGGGAGGGGCGCCCGCGGCCCCTCCCCCATCGCAACACGAGGCACGGCCGGCGACACCCCCGGCGGAAGGGGGCGCGACCGTGAGCGCCCCCGCGATCGTCAACCTTGGCGTGCGCGCGGTCTTCTGCTCGCGCCCCGCCGAGCTTCGCATCTCAACGGGCTTGCGCCGCCGCGCGCGCCGGGCCCGGGCACTCGCCAAGCTCGGCGGGGCGTGCGAACGCTGCGGCCAGTCACACCCCGCCACGCTGGAAATACATCACAGGCACGGCAACGGCCGGCTGCACGCCGTCGCGCTGGACGCGCGCAGGATGAGTCTGTCTGAGTGGGTAGTGAGGGAAGAGAACCCGAGGGCGGGGCGCTTCGCGGTCTGCCTGCTCTGCCTCAATTGCCACCGGATTGAGCATAGCTAGTTTTGGTCAGCGGTTTACCGAAACTCACGCCGGCCGAAACTCCGCCGCCCTTTCTCTTTTAGTCGTTGACACCCTCGCCGCGCCGGGCGTATCGTTCCCGCGTTACCTGTTGCGCCCGCGGCCCCTCAACCTCAACGGCTCTAGGCTACTCACAATGAAGGAGAACATCATGCTTAACCATTACACCCGGCGTCTCGTCCGCCGACCCTTAACCCTCATCGCACTACTCGCCTGCCTGACGCTGGTCATGCCCCCTGCCCCGGCCCTGGCGAGCGGCTACCAGTTGTCGGGCCATGTCTTCTACTTCGGTTCCTCCTCAGGCATGGTCGTCAGCCCTGACATCACCATCTACAAGTGGAACGGCAGTTCGTGGACCTTCCACGGGATCGCGTACGCGGACTGGTGCGGCGTCTACAATTACGACGCGGGCGGCCCCGGCACGTACATGGGCATCGTGAACAACTACTTCCATGTGTCTGGGTCGATGTGGTGGTGCGGGTCTGGTCCTCGCTCCGAATCCCTGTATATCTACGGGTCGAGTACCGCCGAAGCCGTCGAAGGCGCGTACGTAGACATGTCCATCTACTGTTCGTGACACGTGTGACCGCGGTGCTTAGGGGCGCGGCGGCGGTGACACGTTAGCCGCGCCCCTTTCCCTGTTCTTTCCCTGCTTATCAGGGAACGCGACCCGCCCGGGAGTTCTCTGTTACTTCTCTGTTTATCAGTGAACCCGCGCACCTTTTTTAGGTGTCAACGCAGGCGCTCGCCGTCGCTTTTTTTCGGTTCCAACTTGTTCCAACTCGGGTGGGGCCGCGCCCCTCTGACCTATGCCACGCGCGCCACGCTGGCGCAGGCGCTAGGCTTCACCCCCCGCACCCGGCCGGATTCAACCTGGGGCGATTTTGCGCGAAGTTTGGAAGGGGAGACGTGCGTGCCGAAAATTCGTCAGTGGGGCGTAAGTCTAATGTTGTCAGCGACCCGGCGTGAAGAACCTCCGGCGCCGAACCCGGAAGAGGAGTTGATAGCGAAGGAAGCCGGTGGAAATGAACAGTGAACAGATTGCCCCGCGCCGGCCGCGTCTCAATCCCTCATTTAAGGCATTTTTCAGGCAGATATAGAGGGTTTGAGGCAAATAGCTAAAGAAATAAACAATGTTTATTGACAACTGTACAGGGATGCTGTACATCTATTGTTGACACTTGTACAGGGTTCCTGTACAGTCTGCGCATACTAGCTTGATGGAGGTGAAGTCAATGGTAGTAGAAACGACTTACACCCACGCACGCGCTCACTTATCAGAGCTGTGCCAAAAGGTCGCGGCAGATCGTGATATAGTGCGCATTACTCGCCGTGGTGGCAACGACGTAGTCTTAATTTCGGCGGACGAGTTGTCCGGCCTCATGGAGACCGCTCATCTGTTGCGTTCGCCTAAGAACGCTGCCCGCTTACTGTCTGCGCTCAAGAAGGCTCGTGCGGAGGAGGGAGCCCCGCTGAGTATTGACGAACTGCGCGACGAGGTGGGTCTTGGCGAAGAGTAAGAAGAACAAACAAGGGGCTAAGCAACAGGGCGGTGCGACCGGCAAGTCGCACCGCCCTGTTGCTAGAGAGATGGTCTTTCAGTCAGAGTTTATAGAAGACTTACAGTATTGGGTGGAGGCAGATAGACGTACCGCTAAACGGGTACTCGAAATGGTGGAAGCTATTAGGAAAGACCCCTTCGTGGGTATAGGGAAACCTGAGCCACTAAAATATTTTGCGTCAGACGCGTGGTCAAGGCGTCTGACGCAAGAACATAGGTTAGTCTATCTGGTTAGAGATACCCGCATAGACTTCTTAATGTGCAGGTATCATTATTAATAATAAGTCGGTCATTAAGTGAGTTCGCCGCGCTTCCCCGTCTGCCCGCGCTTCAACTACCGCTAGTGCCGAGAGCAAAGGGGGCGGGTGCGTGTTAATAAGCACGGGCCCGTCTATAGACCATAATTGGGCGCGCTTGGGCTGTCAGCGTCAGCGCACTTGCCTGGGGTTCACGCTCTTCATCCCGTTATAGAAGATGAGCATCTCTTTTTCCAGCCACTCCTTCATCTGTCCTGGACTTTCGGGTATTTCCGATATCTCATAGTCTTTATCGTGAGAAATCATTCGGTACCTACCACCTCCAGGCACCCTAACACTCAACGGCACCACGCGCAGCGTCGTCACATTATCCTTACCCGCCAACGTGCCGATTCTGATGTAGCCGACGCACATCCCCTTTTTGGCAAAAATCCACGAGCCCAGCTTCTCATAAAACAGGTATGCGATGAGCGGCGTCCCCTCTCCGCCGTAGGTCCCATAGGCCATGGTGGTGTCGCGGACGAAAATCAAATTGGCCGTGCCTGCCAATTCACGGAGGATTGGTTCAATGACAGGAATGATTCGGCGGGACATCTCCCTATCGGGGTGGTTTTTTATTGCGCGCTCTAGAGCCAGACGCTTCTCACTCTCCTCGCGGGCCTCATTTCTTCTTCCGGCCTTGATCTTATCGCCTATGCCCATCGTTTCCTCCTACCACCTAAGACTACCTTAGGGTACCCAAGGTACCCCCGGTACTGGAAGTACCTCCGGTAGTTTCTGGAGAGGCCCGTCCGTCTGGCGAACCGGTTCACGTCGCGAACCCCTCTGTATCCCGGACGGTTTCGCATTCCCGAAGGGATGCTGTCGGGTGAATGACTTATCGCGGGTACGTCTAACGTATGAAACGAGGCGTGGTTATGTAAGAGTTGGGTGAAAGTTGAGAATTTAGACCCTCCCACAGAATCTGAGGCACCCGCAGGTTCTAAGCCGGCTCTATTGTGGCTGGCTACGGCGTGGCCAGCCAGAACATAGCCAGCTCAGGCCGGACCAACTCATAGCAAGCCAGCCGGACAGATGGTTTCCATAGGTGTGGATTCCACAGGGGGCGTTTTGTATGGGGGTTACGAATGTCAGGGGGTGTCGATCAAGGAGGGGGTGCAAATTCTGCAGGGGGTGCAGTTTTTGCATCCCCCGTGGGTAGCAGGGCGTGCTATAGCACCAGGCACTATAGTACTCCGTACGGAGGTGCGGCGTGCCTGGGATGCCAGCAGGGATACTAGCGGGGATACTCCGGTACCGAAGTACCGCAGTACCGAAGCGCTTCAGCGCATACTATATCTTGTGGTGACCCTCCAAAGTGGGTTGAGGCGTATTTGCCGATCACGCAGCACCTACCCGACCACAAGATATAGATTCTGGTGCCTTAAAACACGCTGAACGGAGATTCATTCGCTACGTAATGCTCATTATAAGACGCAAGCCCTCACCCTTCGCTCACCTTCAGCAGGTCGCCGGGTTCACACCCCAGGACGCGGCAAGTCTTCCCCAGCCCCCTCAAATCAATCTTCTCAATGTCCTTCGTTGCGAGCCTAGCCGCCTCACCACCCGACCTGCTCGACCAGACTCATCTTCGTGTAGCGGTTCGTCGGGTGCCCGATGAGGTTCTGCGCGCCCCCCGAGTTCTGGTAGACGCGGAGGTCTAACTGGTCGCCGGCCGCCAGCGTCTCGACGGTCGCCCCCTTGATGACGAGGTTGTTCGAGGCCGAGGGCGAGAAGCCGTAAGTCTCGTCCAGCTGCGCGCCGTTCTTGTAGAAGTCGAGCAGCCCCGTCGGGACGGCCACGGAGTTGAACCACACCTGCCCGTTCAGCTCGTAAGTCCCCGCCCGCTTGATGTTGAAGCGGTTGTTCGTCGTGTCCACCATCCCGCCGACGTTCGTCCCCGCGGAGTTCAGCGTGACCTTCACGGGCCCGCTCGCGTTGGCGATAGATTGGTTGGCGTTCAGGTACATCAGCGCCGACATCGGCCGGAACGTGCCCCCGAGCTTCGCCCAGGAGGGGCCGGACGTACCGACGCAGCGGAGGATGGCCACCTCGCCCGCCCACATGACGCGGGTCTGCTGGCCGTTGATGGAGCGGGTCGCGCCGGCGTCCAGCGTGACCACCTTCGTCAGGGCGTCGTCCATCTGGAAGGTGATGAGCTTGCCGACGTCCGCCAGCGTCGGCGCCGGGAGCGTAATCGTATAGTCTGCGGCCGTGCCCGTGCAGACGTGGAGCTTCCCGAAGGCGGAGGAGGTCAGGGCCGCCGCCGCGGAGAGCGGGACGGGCGCGGCGAGGTCCACGCCTGCCGCGGCGTCTATCTCGAGCAGCCTCTCGCGCAGGAACAACTCCAGAAGCTGCTCGCGGTCTTTCGGCAGCAGCCAGCCGTGTAGCGGGGTGTAATCGTCGGCCATCTAAATAGCTCCTTCCCACGCCGGCCCGTAGCCGACCTCTCTGACTCCTGAATACTGACTGATGCGCACCTGAAGGGGGCTCTTGAGCCCCCCGTAGTATTGCTGCTGCTGCGCGGCCGAGAAGACCGTCGCCGCGAACGGGTCAATGGCTAGAAAGGCGTCCCTCGCCTCCGCCGCGCCGGCGCTCCCGGTCGTCAGGCGCAGGTAAAGGCGGGCGGGCAGGGCGGCCGCGACCGCCGACTCGTAGACCGGCTGGCTCGCCTCGTTGATGTAATTCACGTAGAAGAGCACCCGCGCCCCGGCGAGCCGGATGCGCAGCCGCACGTCGTCGCCGGGGTTATAGTCAACGAAAGCGACCCCGGCCCCGTTGACGCTCACGGTCACGCCCGGCACGAGTCCCGCGACGACGCTGACGTGATGCCCCATCGGCGCTCCCGCCCCCCGCCAGTCCGCGGTCGCCGGGATGAGGCCGATGCGCGCCGCGCCGCTGCCGGTGGCGCGCATCGTCGCCTCGACGAAGTTGTCCGCGCCGCGGATGACCTGCAGGGCGACGGAGCGGGACTGGAGGCCGCCGCCGCTCAGGGAGAAAGTGTTCTCCACCACGCCGTCGAACTTGCCGGACGAGCCGGCGACGTGCGAGACGAGGAGCGCCGGCATCGCCCCGCCCTCGCGGAACGTCTCCGAGTGGACGACGGCGCTCCTGTCGTCGGTCAGGTACTCGACCAGGTACTCGTCGCCGACCAGCTCGGCGTTGGTGCGCGGCCACGGCATGACGAGGATTGAGCCCGCGGAGTCGCGCGGGGCGAGCCCCGTCTCCGCCTCGACGTCCACGCGGGACGGCGCGAGGGGCTTGCGCGAGTTCCCCTGGTAGGTGAGCGTCGAGACGCCCGCGGCCTCGGCGTCGCCCAGCGCCTGCCCGGCGGTCTGCGCGATGAAGTCGAAGGCGTAGCTAACGTCGGCCGGGCGCATCGGGAAGGACGCCACCGCGGCGTCGAAGAGGACGAAGAAGTCGCCGGCCTGGTGCGTGGCGGACTCCCCTTCGGTCCCGAGGAGCCCGGAGACGACGCCCGTCACCTTGTACTGAGCGACGAAGGGGAAGGTGGCCGCCTGCGCCTCGACGGTCAGGAACTGGACGACCTCCCAGCGCGAGCCCGAGCCGTAGAGCGCGATGTTGACTCGCTCGGCGCGCACCTCCTCCTCGGTGCGGGATTCGAGCGAGCCGTGGTAGAGCTTGACGACGAACTCCCGCGAGCCCTCGAAGCCCGACCCGGCGGCGCTCTGCGAGGCCGTCTCGACGACGCCGACGATGGCCGCCGCCGTGTAGCCGCCGACCCGCTCGGTCTCGCCGTTCTGGTCGCGCTTGTTCAGGTGGTAGGCCGCCCACGACCCCGCGCCGCGCGGGCAGCCCGCGGCGTACAGGATGAGCGAGCCGACGTCCTCCTGCCGCAGCGCCGGGCAGTCCATGACGACGAGCAGGGTGTTGGCGGGCGGGCTGACGAGCAGCGCGTCGCCGCCCTTCCCCGAGACGCCCGCCCCCGTCTGCGAGTAGATGGACGCCCTCTCGGGCACGGCGGCGAGCTTGACCATCCCCTGAAGGTCCGCCTGCTTCGAGACGATGCGGTGCGTGTAGAGCGTGCCGTCGTCCATCTCGACCTCGATGACGTCGGTCGGGATGAGGTGGCGCTTGCCGAAGCCGCAGACCATCTCGCCGGGCTTCGCCGCGAGGTGGCGCGCGTCGAGGTAGCGCAGGCCGACGGCGTGCGCCGTGTTGGCGTCGCCCACAATTGGGAAGGACAGCGTCTCGTAGTCGAAGGCGTGGCCGACTATCTTCTGCGCGGTCTGGTTGCCGGTGTGGAAGTCCTTCGAGGGGGAAGAGTCGAGGTAAAGAATATCCACCGCGCCGGGCAGGTCGGCCGGGTCTTCGTGCGTGACCTTCACGGCCGCCCTGGGGCGCTCCTCGCCGAAGTGGTGCGCGCGCAGCTCGCGCTCGTAGAGCCTCGTCACCACGGCCCCGCCCCGCGGGACGGCCGTAATCTTCCCGCCCTTCGGCACGATGTCGAAGTTGAACCACGCTTCGAGCGCGGCCACCGTCTCGGCCAGCGGCGCGCGGTGGTCTATGACGAGCCCCGAAATCTTCCGGCCGGCGAGCAGCGAGAAGTCGCAGTCCGCGGCCGCCACCTTCCCGTCGAGCGTGTAGAGGTATTCCAGCGTCTCGTCCAGGTCTTGAATGTCCGGCTCTATCTCGAAAATGAAGTTGCCGAGCTGCCCCTCCTTGAGCAGATAGTCCTCCGTGGCGAAGTACGAGACGTCGCGGAAGGCGGGCGTCTCCGACGCCCCCTCGACGGCCACGATGATGGCGGACTGCGGCTGAGTCTCCTTCCCCGCGAACAGCTCGAACCGCGCCTGCCCGCCGCCGGTGGTGAAGCCCTCGAAGTAGCCGTCCGCGTCGAACCCTTCCGACACGTTGTAGTAGGGGACGGGGTTGTTCTCGTTGGAGGGGAAAGACTCGTTCGGGTCTATGACCTGCGTGGCGACGGGGGCGGCCTGCTTCGGCGGGGGCGGCGCGCCCGTCGCCGAGACGTACACGCGGTCGATGTCGCACGTCCCCGTGACGCGCAGGATCTTGAGGAGCCCGCCGGCGCGGGAGAGGTTGACGGTCGCCGTCACGGCCTCGGGCTCGTCGCCGGTGGCGGGCAGCGCCACGGTCGTCGAGGAGGTGACGCCCGTGCTGACCTGGACGGAGGCCGGGGCGGCGGCCTTGTAGAAGACGGTGACGGTGTGCAGCCCCTCGGCCTCGGCGCGGACGGGCATCAGGGAGAACTGACCCGGGCCCGAGAGGCGCACTCCCCGCCCGCCCGAGAGGAAAGGGTCTGAGACGACGGTCGCCCCGCCGGCGGCCGTGTGGTTCTCCGCCTCGAAGAATCCCTCGTAGACCTCCGACCCGATGTAGTTGAAGATGACTTCGAGGTTTTCGGAGATGCGGCGGTAAGACCTGACGGGCGTGGCGCAGACGAGAATCGCGAAAGACTTCTTATAGCTGTAGGTGTTCGTGGGGGGCGTGGGCTGGCGCGCGCCGCCCTTCCCGCCGGTGCGGCCCGGGTCGCGGGAGACGTACTCCTTCGTCACCGTGCCCCACATGAGATTGCCGGCGAGGCGGACGCGTTCGCCGAAGCAGAGGGGGATGAAGCCGCCCTCCTCGGCCGTGGTGACGCGAATGTCGTCATACCGCCCCTTGTCCACGGGGTTGAGCTTCGGCTTGGGCGCGAGCAGAGACGACGCCACGTAAGTGCCCGCGGCGATGCCGACCTGGATGAGTAAAGGGATTGCGACGGCCACGACTTTCTCTCCTAACTCACGAAGGGGAACCTGAAGGCGTAATCCACGTTGCGGCGCTTCCACCCTCTCAAGGGCTCTTCCCTCACCTCGCCCTCGCCGCGGCTCTCCCACGCGTGGACCAGCATCGGCTCGTAAGGCCCGCGGGCCAGCACCCCGCCGTGCCTCGCCTCGGTGTCCTTCGGGAAGTGGATGAGCACGGCGTCGCCGTGCCCGGCCTCCGAGGGGTCGATCTCCACCATCTCGGCGCGCATCTTCTCCAGGAACTCCACGCCCGAGGGCTGGCGCTGGTAGTTGCGCGGCGGTATGGGCCGCCCCGCCAGGACGAAGGCGATGAACTCGATGACCCCGCGGCAGTCGAGGCCCGTGGCCGGGTCGGAGCCCTGGTGTCTGAAGGGCGTGCCCTTGAGCAGCCGGGCGACCGCCACCACGTCGTCGCGGGTGACGCGCGAAGGGTCGGGCGGGACGTAGAAGGGGGCGGGCGTGGCCGTGGACATCAGGAAGCCCTCTCGATCTTGTTGACGTGCTCGATGTTAGTGATGAACCGGAAGCCCCGGTTGTTGATGATGTTGGCGTAGATTTTCACGCAGTCGGCCGGGTCGCGGTTGCAGCGCCGCGTGGCGGTGAAGGTATTGCCGACCGCGGGCAGTGTGTGCATGAAGTCGCGGAGGATGAACTCCTTATTCGTCGGGTCGTACTCCCTCACCTCGTACTCGCGCCCCGCGAGTACGCCCGAAGTGAACTTAATCAACTCGAAGTAATTGCCGGTCTGGGTGAGAGCGGAGGCGCGGACGCGCGTCACACTCACGACTTGGGTCAGAGAGCCGTTGACGAGAATCGCCCCGCCGTCGCCCGCGGCCGGGGCGTTGAGGTTGACCTTGCATCGGGCGTCGCCGAGCCTCTTGACGGTGCAGCGCGCCGAGGTGAGTCTCCCGACCTGCGCCTGCGCGACGGCGGTCAGGGGTCGCGCCTCCGCGCGCCACATCTCCGCCTCCTCGTCGGCCTTGCCGAGAAAGCCGACGAATTCGACCAACTGCCCCATGTTCAGGGCCGCGACGTTGACGGTGTAGATGGAGACCCGCGCCTTCACCCAGTCGCCCGCGGCCAGCGCCTCGCGCGTGATGCCTGCGGAGTTGAAGACGGTCTGATACTGAAGGCCGGCGGAGTCGTGGCCGCTCTCGGTGTCTATGGCCGAGGGAAGGCCGGCGACGCCGGGCAGGAAGGGGGCGGGGCCGTGGCCGGGCAGGACGAGCTTCCGGTCGTGCGAGGTGGCGCGCACCTCCAGCCCCGAGGCGTAAACGGGGCTCGCCGGGTCGGGCGTGAGCTTCCAGCAGACGGCCGTCGTCGGCGTCGCCGCGCCTATGTGGTCAATAAGGCTCTGCGCCGTGTGCGGGCTCTGGTAGTTGATGACCGACTCGGGCATCAGGTGTAGTCCTTTATCTCGATAAGCAAAATCTCGGGCAGGTCGGCGCTTCCGGTTCGCACCACCCACCCCGAGCCGTCCGCCGACTCTTCCATCGAGGCGACGAACTCGGCCGCCGGTATCTCGCTGACGGTGAACCTGACGGGCACGTAGAAGCGCCCCTCCCACTCGATGACGTTGCCCGCGGCCGGGACGTTCGCCCCGACGAAGGTGATGACGCCGGTCGCGTAGTTGATGGTGTACTGCGCGCCCTCGGTCAGCAGAGTCCCGTTGCGGTAGACCTTCACGCTCCCCTGCTCGGGCTTGTAGATTTCCCGAATCCAGACGGCCGCCGCGTCGGAGTAGACCTTCTGAAGCTGGAAGCTCGCCGTCACGCCGTTGTAGACGTGCTGGAGCGTCCCCTCGGCGCCGCGCGCGACGGTGTAGTCAACGAGGTCGCGCGCCTTGAAGCCGTAAGTCTCGCCGTGGCGGAGCGCGTGGAACTTGAGGAGGGTTTGCAGGTCTTTGAGCGAGCGGACGCCGAGAGACGCGTTGAACTTCCGCCGGCCGTCCGAGCCCTGCGGGATGCGCTGCTCGGCCTGGTCGCCGAGTTCGATGATGTTGGTCAGCCACTCGTGCGAGGAGAGGCAGCGGTCTACGCTTAAAGGAAAGACGACCTCGTGGAATGCCATCGTTGCTACCTCGGCCGGGACTTCGCCCGGCGGATGCCGTCCTGCGTGGCCCGCGCGAGGTCACGCTTTATCTGCTGCTCGCTGCCGGCGAAGCTCTGGCGGTTGGGGGTGACGATAGGGGCGTCAACCTTAACGTTGAACGTATCCCCGCCCAGGCTCTCGGGCGGCTCCATGCCGGAGAGGGCGAAGCCGCCGGCGGCGAAGGACGGGACGCCCGCGAGCGCGCCCTCTAGGACGACGGAGCCGAAGTCCGGGGCGAGCCCCGTGCGGCGAAGGAACTGCCCGAGCAGGCGGGACGTCCGGCTCTTGTGCTTCGGGTCAGTCGTGAGAATGACCTCATCAAAGCCGGCCTCGGCCACGCGGATGAGGCGGCCGCCCGGCGTCGCCCCCTGGAAGCTGCCCGTCGCGCTCGCGCCGCCGCCGCCCCCGGCGGTAAGGACCTTGGTGATGGTCGTTATAGCCGCAGCAATCCCGGCGGCGGCCTGCGCCGCGGTGGCCGAGACGATGTTGCCGAGGAGACCGATAGCCGTGCCGAAGTTGGTGTTAACTTGGCCGATGCCGCCGCGAGTGTCGCCCCGTAGTCCCTCGGTAGAGTTACGGAGGCCGGTGAAGCCCTGCCCCACTCGCCCCGAAAAGTTCGTGATTATCAACGGTAAATTTTCGATGCCCGTGCCGGCGGGGGCGGGCGTGCCCGAGGTCTTCGGCGTCCCGCGGCCGAGGATGCCGGCCAGAATGTTGCCGACGGAGCTGCCGCTTCCGGTATTCAGCACGCCGCCGAACAACTTCTCTACGAAGTTGGCGGCGAGGATGCGCGCAATCTCCGCGAGGATGGACTGGGCCAGCTTTCGGAAGGCTTCGCCGACGGTCTCCGTGCGGGTGATGATGTTGGCGAGCGTGTCCTCCAAGCCCGAGCGCAGGGTGTCGTCTATCCGCTTGGCCGTCTCGTCAATGACGTGGCCGAGCTTCGCCCACTCGATTTGAAGCTCTCGGACAGCTTCCGCAATGCGCGGGTCGCCGGTCTCACGATAGAGGTCTGATAGCGCCTCAATTGTCTCCCTTAAGCGGTTCTTATACTCGCGCTCCAACTCGATTCGGCGTCTTAGCGCGTCGCGGGATTTTATCGAGCCCTGAGCGACGCCAATGTCGAGCAACTCCTGGAGGTCGCGCAACTCATTAAGTTGCGTCTGTGCGTTCTCGGAATGTGCTGTAGCTTTCTCGCGGGACGTAAGACGCTTGACGACCTTATCGAGAGCCTCAAGAGCCGCCGCCGCCCCCGCCGCGCCGGCTCGGGCTTCTGCCTCAAGGCGGAGGCGGGTGTCTCTGAACCGCGCCTCAATCTCCCGCGCGGCGGCTTCAGCGCGCGTGGAGCCGAAACGGGAGAGCGCGTCGAGTTGAGTCTCGAGGTCGTCTATT